CTCACTTATTTCATTTTACCGGCCAAAAGAATCATTTTAATTGAAATTAAATGCAATTAAATGAATTTTTTCCTTTACTTTTTATAAAAACTATGGTATAATAGATCTATAAAATGGAAAAGGAACTAAATTATGCAAAAGTTTGAAGCTAGAAATATCCCCCTTCCTATCTGGAAAGAAATCTGTGAATTTTGTGAACAGGATTACCTGAAATATTGGTCACCTAAGTCTATTCAAATGAGTGTAGCCCAAGAGCTTGGCTATGAAATTGAAGAAATAGATGCAGCATTAGCATCTATACGCTTCTAATGAAGAACCCAATAGCCAAATATCTCATGTGTGCATATGCTTACTATGTAGAAGATGATGCTCTTATTACAGATGCTGAATTTGATGAACTTGGTAAGTGGCTGCTTAAAAATTATGATAGTGTCGAGCATATGCATAAACACTTAGTTACAAAAGACGATCTTAATGCAGGCACATATCTTGGTAAGTATCCTTCAATGGTAAAAGGAGCTGTTAAATCATGGCGCATCAGTCAGAAGTAATTGAAACTAAAGGTCATCCATTTGTTGGTGTTCGCTGGCCTATAATAGGAAGTAAGGGAGATACATATCATGTCGAAATGGTCAACTACGGATTTGAGTGTAATTGCATTGCATATGCAAAGTGCAAGCATATCAAAGAGGTCGAGAAAAAAATCTCTAATCAATGCACTTTTTAGTTTACTTTTCAATAAAACTATGGTATAATATTACTATAAAATGGAAAAGGAAACAAATGTATAAAATCGAAACTGACATCAATTACAATTCAACTAAACCGGAAATCAAACTTTTCGCAACAACCCACGGATGCGTTTTATCAAAATTCAAAACAAACGGACCGGGCGGTGGAAACCACCTCTGCGAATTCGCATCACATAACAAACATTTCATTATGGAATTATGTGACCAACTTGATATTTCACACTCAAAAATAACCTACAAACGAGTTATATAATGATTTTAATTGATTACAATGCTATTGCTATTGGCAACATCATCACTCAAAGATTGGACATTGATGAAAATCTAATTCGTCATATGATCCTCAACTCTATCCGTATGTACCGTAAAAGGTTCAAAAAAGAATACGGAGAAGTAGTAATTGTAGCTGATGGTTGGCAAAACTGGCGTAAAGAAGTATATCCTCAGTATAAGGCTAGCCGTCGTAAAAACCGCGATGCTTCTAGTCTTGATTGGAATGAAATCTTTCGTATTATCAATGATGTCCGCGAAGACATTAAAGAAAACTTTCCTTATAAGGTAGTACATGTTGGTGAGTGCGAAGCTGATGATGCTATCGCTCATATTGCCTACAATACTCAAGAGTTTGGCCAGTATGAGCCTGTTATGATTATATCAGCAGATAAAGATTTTGCTCAGCTTCAAACAATGTCTAATGTCAAGCAGTATTCTCCTATGACTAAAAAGTTTATTGTAGAAGAAAATCCTAGGCTACAGCTTATGAATTTGATCTTATCTGGTGATGGTTCTGATGGTGTACCTAATGTACTATCAGACGATGATTGCTTTGTTGAAGGTCGTAGACAAACACCTTTAACTAAGAAAAAGAAAGAATCTATTATGGTTGACCTTGAAGATGGTGAGCTATTATATGCTGCTTCATGGTATCGTAACTATTGCCGTAATAAGCAACTTATCGACCTTAAGGAAACACCTAAGCCTGTAGTAGAAAAAATTATAAATACATTTAAGGAACAGGACCCTTCTGATAATAAAGGTAAAGTCTTTCCTTACTTTGTAGAAAAACGAATGAAAAATTTACTAGAATCTATAGAGGAGTTTATTTCATAATGGCTTTGCTGATATATGAGATTATTGAATCTGCTTCTAAAAAAAGAACTAAAGCAGAAAAAATACAAGTTCTCAAAGAGAACAACACCCCGGCTCTTAGGGATGTCCTAAGAGGAACATACGACCAAAAGATTAAATGGAATCTTCCAAGTGGAAGCCCACCATATACCCCTGCACCTGCTCACGCAGCACCTGCAAATCTCCAACGAGAAAATAAAAAGTTCAGGTATTTTGTTGTAGGCGGTCCAGATATGTTAAAGGCCAAACGAGAAAGAATGTTCATTGAAGTCTTAGAAGGTTGTGATCCAAACGACGCGGAGCTAGTCATAAGCATGGTTAACAAAACACCAATTAATGGTATCAGTCGAGCAGTTGTAGATGAGGCATTTCCAGGATTATGTACACCTGAATAGATTAGTAACGTGTTAAACCTAAACCATTATCGAAGCACCCACCTTCAACAGGAGGCAGGTGCTTTTTTACTTTAAGGAGTTAATATGCCAGTTATTCAGTTCGAACGTTTAAGAACAGATATTGAAAATCTAGAGACATACGAACAAAAACTCAAAAAGAAAGGAAAAACCGATCTTCTTAAAAAAATTCATGAGAAGAAAGAATACCTTAAAACCTATCTTGAAGGAGCGATGGCATGCTAAAATTAAAGGTTTACAAATAAGCCTAACTGTGGTATAATTAACTATAATTGAAATTGGAGCTATATTATGAATTTGTTTATTTTATCCACTTGTCCTATTGAAGCTGCACAGCAACAATGCGACAAACACGTACCTAAAATGATCGTGGAAAGTGGTCAAATGCTTTCCACGACCCATCGAATGCTTGATGGTACTATGGAAAAACGTCCATCTAAATCTGGTAAGACTATGGTCAAATACTGGCGTATGGAAAATAAGCATTACGAAACCACACTCTATAATGCAGTACATACTGCTCATCCTTGTACCGTATGGTCTATGGAATCTTCCGAAAACTATAAATGGCACTACGAACACTTTCTTGCACTATGCGACGAGTATACGTATCGCTATGGTAAAATTCATAAAACCGATAGAGTTCTACGTGACATCCTTAGTATTATGCCAGTGAATATTCCACAGAAAAACAAGTTGACAGAATTCAAACTTGCAATGAAAGCAAATCCTGAATGTATTGCTCTTGGCGATCCAGTCAAAGCATATCAAGCATTTTATCAAACCAAGCAGGATCGCTTCAAAATGGTATGGACTAAGCGTGATGTTCCATCTTGGTTTAAGTATAATGCAAATGCATATATATAATATTATAGATTTTGGAGATAAGATGTATGCCTAATTATGATTTCCTCAACACTGTTACAGGTGGCACTGAAACTCATACGATAAAAATGGCTGAATACGATGCCTTTGTAAAAGACAATCCTAGCTTACAGCGTAAGCTAACTACGGTTGGTATGGTATCTCAGGCTAAAGAAACTTTAGCCAAAACCAGTGAAGACTGGCGACAGCATTTGAAAAATATTAAAAATAATAACGGTGCTGGCACCGACAATATTAAAACGTATTGAGGAAAATATGAAGGCACGAGATGGCAGAGGCTCTAATGGAGGAGCTAACGTAAAGATCACTGATTTATATGACTTTGACCCAATCACTGCAAATCAAGAAATAGCATTTGCTTCTTGGGATGAAGGTGATAATTTAGTGTTATCTGGTAGCGCTGGTACAGGTAAAACGTTTATTGCTTGTTACCTAGGCCTTGAGGCTGTACTTGAAAAAGAATACCAAAGGCTAGTAATTGTTAGATCTGTAGTACCTGTAAGAGAAATGGGATTCTTGCCTGGTTCTGCAGATGAAAAAAAGGACGTATTTTCGGCGCCATACAAAGCTATTTTTTCTGAATTAGTTGGCGACGTTGCAGCCTATAACAAGCTTATAAATAGTAAGCTTGTTGAGTTTGAGTCAACATCATTTATTCGTGGTATCACATATGATAACTCAATAATCATTGTTGATGAAATGCAAAATATGAACTTCCAC